CAAAAGTTCCTACTAAAAATATGAATGGTGTAACTATCCCAGATGATAAATGGTTACAAAATATATCAGATGGTTTAGTACCAACACCTATATCTACAGAACAATTAACCTATATACGTAATAATCCGATACATATAGCAAAAGATGATAGTACTACATTGACTGAATTACTTCAAGCCGGAAATGCAATTTTTCCAACAATTACAAATGGTTTAGAAACAGGTAAAGAGAAAGGTCTCTATTCGTGTTTTACAGAAGTTGAAGCAATGCCTCTACAATTAAAACACGCTGAATGGTGCAGCAAACCAAAGAATCAACCATTTCGTGGAGATAATTTAACGAAATATGCACCCAAAATCCAGACAATCCTAAATCAAATTGAAAAATCCACAGGTATTATTATAATTTATACCCAATTTATTTGGAATGGTATTGTTCCACTTGCTATTGCTTTGGAATGTGCGGGTTATTCTCGTGTCGGAGGTCAAGCCATTTGCAAAGATGCGAAAGGTCGTCAAAAGCATCAAGGTTCTTATGCAATTCTATGTGGCAAAGATACTATTATGATGAATTCACAGGAAATGATTTTAAATACGGTAAATGCATTAAGTAATAAAGATGGTTCAAAGATTAAAGTATTATTATTAAGTCGTGTTGCAAGTGAAGGATTAACATTTCGTAATGTAAGAGAAGTTCATATATTAGACCCATGGTATCATTTGAATTTAATGGAACAAATAACGGGTCGGGCTATTCGTACTTGCAGTCACACAATGTTGGATTTAGAGGATAGGAACGTTACTGTATTTCTTCATGCTTTATTTGATAATGAAAAAGAAACCGTTGATTTACATTCATACCATATTGCGAGTATGAAAGAATATGAAACAAATATGGTTCAAAAGGTAATACAATCCAATGCACTTGATTGTTCTTTAACCAAAGCTATGAACCATTTTCCAAAAGCTCTCTTTAAATTTGATATAGTATTAAGAACATCCAATGGTACATTAGTTCCATTCCACTATGGAGATGATACAGTGACCGAATGTAAATATAATGCAGTGACACCAACAACAATAAATGGGGTTGCCAATGGATTAGGAATGATTCCTACATTACATCAAAGATTACGTCGTATTTTCAATGAAGCCATAAAAAATAAGAAATTCATCTTTGACCATAATGATTTAGTGGATAAAGTAATGTCTAATAGTAATCATCCATGGATGTTGCCATTAATTAATCATGCACTCGTTGAAGCGAGCAAGCACCATCGTCAACCATTCATAGATGGATATAATTTTATAATTCATCGTAATAAATGGATGTTAGTAAAACCAACCAATATTGAAGAAGTAACTTATATAACATTAAAGGGCACTAAGAAAGAATTGTATAATGTTAAAGAAACTGGTAATTTAACAACATCTATATTATCAAATGTTCCAAAGGATGAAGCAAGTGCTATTTTATTTATTTATACAACTGTTGATAGTGATTCGTGGGATTTATTTGCGAAAACACTTATTAAAAGTAAGTCTCATCCAACATTAACACGTCTATTATTGAATGTTGGTGCATTGATAGGTGCAGATGAATTAGGCGATACAACAACTATACCAATTGGTTATGTTAATATTTTTGGCGAAGATGATAAATTTACAGCAACATTGTATAATGCAAATGAGGATACATTCAAAGAAGCGAATGAACTTGAAATAAAGAATATATTAAAGCGTCGTCATAAGTTACCAGTATTAACGACGACAAATAATAAATCATTTGGATTATTAACACCTTTTAGAAATTCCAAGGTTGAGAAGAATGTATCTTATCATATGGAGTTTAAAGTAATGTATCCAGATACAGTATCATCGTCTCAATCAACGTCACGTGCTCACTCAAATCTTAAAAAGAGAAGAGGTATAGTATGTCGCACAAGTAACAATAAGTCAGATATTATTGATGCGATTCAATCTATTAGTAAAAATGATGTAACTGAAGTGGATACAAAGGAGGCATTATGTAATACATTGGCGATTGAATTATATAAGAATAATCGTTTAATGATACCGCCTTTATATAAACGTATTCATAGTATTTCGGCTTAAAAAATTGACACTTTATAACAGGAGAAAGCTACTTTACAATGGAAACCATATTTTCCCCGATTCGTTTCAAAACTCACATTCAACTAACGCCTCGTGAATGTACGTCAAACTTTGAAGAGCGTATTCTAACTAAAATTAAAACAAGTATGGAGGGCATTTGTACTCGTTATGGATATATTCGTCCCAATAGTTTAAACATTCTTAAAAGAAGTGTTGGAATTCTGATGAAGCCTCATTTTAATGGTCACATTCGGTTTGATGTTATTTGCAAGGCACATATTTGCAATCCAGTACAAGGTATGGTGATTGAAGCGATTGTGCGTAATAAAAATGAATTAGGGTTATATGCCGAAACGATTATGGAATTGGACGGAGTCCAAGTACCGATAATGGATATCATTGTTCCAAGTAAATCGGCAGGTATTACATCCGAATTAGATGTAATGAAATACAATACAGGAGATGTTATTTTCGTAGAGGTAGTTGGTAAAACATTTAAACACAAAGATACTAAAATTTCAATTATTGGAAGACTTGTTAAAAATCCCAATATTGTAAGCAAGGTAAATATTAATGATGAAGATATCCCTGATATCATTGAAGAGGAGAATGAAGAAGGATATATTGTTGAAATGGATGACTTTGATATTGATGCAGTATCCTCTGTCGCAGACGAAGATGCACCTATCAAAGAGATTGATATTGTTGAAGTTGAATCAGAAATGACAGAGGATGAAGAAGATGAGGAAGAAGGATTTGAAGACGATGACGAGGATTTGGGTTCAGACGATGGAGGTGGCGATGATGATAGCTTTGTTGGAGATGACGAACCCTAAACATTATCATATTTACGAACCCTAAACATTATCATATTTACGAACCCCTACGTATTAAAGAAATATCGTCTATAAGTTATATAAATGGAGAATCATTCAGATAGATGTAAACGATTAGTTGGTGCAATACAGGGATTAAGTGTAATGGAACAAGAAGAATTATTCAAGTTATTATTTAAAAACAAATGTGATTATACGCAAAACAATAATGGTATTTTTATTAATCTATCTTGGTCTTCGGATGAAATATTAGATATTATAGAACAATTTATAAATTTTTGTATTTGTTCTCAAAATGAGTTAGATAAAGTTGAATCTCATTGTAAAGAATTAGAATTGGAGGTAACCAATGAAGAATTACCTATTATAAAAACAAAATATAAATTCAAAAAAGAAGTTATAGATGATGATAAAGAAACGAAGAATAGAGTTTCTGCATCAATGAGATTTTATTTATTACGCAAACGATTTCTAAAAAATAATTCATTTACAATAAATCAAGAAGACCAATTAATGCCAGACCAAATTACAGTTGGGTAAGATTAAACGCTTCTCTTATATCTATAACCGTATGTAATTCTGGATGTTGTAATGAGAATATTTTAAGGTCTATTTCACGTATTTCGTGATTGGCTTCGTCTTGTAAAGCTTCTTGTTCTTCATTTTGTGCTTGTGCCAATAATACATTATAATAGCGACCTTTTACAATTTCTAATTTTCGTATAATATCGTATGTTAACTGTTCATTTTGTAATATTTTTGAACGTAGTGTAGTAAAGAATACTAAAAATGGTTCTAATAGTATTTTATTCCAAAATGCAACGATTATAGCATGATTTGCTTTATTCGATAATGATAAGTCATCTATATCTTCTTTTGTCAAAGAACATAGTATATTATCTTGTGCTTCTGGTGGTAATTCGCTAAAAATAATATTACCACCCCCTTTTTTGATAAATTTATTAACTTCCTTCGTGCAATAAATAGGTACTTTATTTACATTAAAATAATAACGTTTCTTATCTAAATAAATACTATAACTTCTTTGTTGATAGGTTGCTTTTAAATTACCTTGTTTATTACGTTTTATAACAATCATCTAATAAAAGTATATTAAAAAAATGAGTCGTTATCTTTATATTAGTTAATAATGTGTTCTCTTGAAGATTTACAACAAGTACTAAAACATACAAATGAATCAAAACCTCTCTTTACTATTGAACCACCACTAATTGTATTTCAAAGAAAGGATTATGAATCTAAAAAGAAATTCATTGTACCTGCTCAAGTTGTAAAGAAAACATTTAATGAACCACAAGTAAAACGTGACTATATTAGAGAACCCGTTCCTGTCAAATGTGAAGAACCCGTTCCTGTCAAACGTGAAGAACCCGTTCCTGTCAAATGTGAAGAACCCGTTCCTGTCAAACGTGAAGAACCCGTTCCTACCAAGTATAAAGCAAATACATTATGGGAATCTCTCCTACCTTGGATAGATTCGGTTGCCCCTATGTTTACAGAAACAATGAAGAAGGAGGCATCTGATTTATTTCATCAATATGTTCGTGATTTTCTAATGGGAGATAGTGCAGTTCAATGTGGAAAACCTTCTGCAATTCGTGCCTGTCTAAGAGCCATTGATACAACCGAACTTAAGATTGCGATAGATAGTGTCTCATTTACAGTATTAGCGAAACTATTCAATCTACTATGGAAATGCAATATAACACTAAAAGAAAAACAAAAAGAGATTATCAATAACTTTAATGAAAAAACAACAATGACGATTGAAAAATGCAGAGATGGATGGTTAATCAGTAACTAATTTAAAATATTATTTTTTGTGTATATAAAAATTGATATAAGCAATTTGAATATATAATATACTATTAGATTATTCCATTAAATGACTTTTAAACTAAACGGTAAAGAGTTATTAGCAATTCTTGAACCCCAAGTTCAAAGTTGGATGGCTTTGCCAGAGGAAAACCTTTGGAAGTTAGAATTGGTACACCCTGAAAGGTCTTGGAATATGAGTGACTTCAATCATATTATGAAAATCTTTCAATCCCAAACCAAAATGAAACTAAAAATTAATACAGAAACCCTTGAAATGATAGTTGATGCAAACCTAATCGCTCAAGTTCAAGACATTAAAAATATCTCTAAATATGGTTACGATGAGTGCCTAAGTGCCGTTTCCCATAAATGGCTACAACGCACACTTCTAATGAAAGAACAACTTCCTGAAATTTCCCCTTTCCATATTCGCAGTTCAGTAGAAAGTACTCTGGTACTAACACTTGAACAAGAACCCAAGTTAGTAGATTGGGAAATAACACCTAAATATTATTCTATTAAAAAGGAATTTACATTTGAACACGCGGATGGAATTAAATATACTCTATCCATGGTTCGTCTATGCACTGAAATGTTTCGTCGTCTTCGCGATTCAAATCTAATGATTCAACCCGTCCAAATTTTCTTTTCAATGACATCTTCTCAACAACTTGAAAAGGACGCATTAATTAAAAAACTATTGTCTCACGTACTACAGTGTGCTATGATTCTATATAGAGAACCAGTTCCTGTTACAAGTGAAAAACGCGGTGAAGTTGTAGAAGAGTATTATGATTTAATCAAACCACAAATGGATGAACGTAATTTCCGTGAGCGCAAGGGTGAAGTAAAGAAGGATTATTTCCTTGCACCAAAGCCAGTGACTCTTGAAAGATTTCATTTAATTGACCCAATCGCATCTTATGGATTAGTCAGTATTCTTCAAGGCTATGCAGTATCTGAAAAAGCAGATGGTGAACGAATGCTTCTTTACATAGACCACGAGGGTCTCGCATATTTTATAGATAATGGTCTTCAAGTACGTTCAAGTGGTTGGAAAGTTTCCAACAATCGTCTTTATAAGACACTACTGGATGGCGAATATGTAGCTTATGATAAACTACACGCAGGGAATGAACGTGATTTGTTTGCTGTGTTTGATATTTATTACAAAGATGGTAAAAGTGTAATGCATCTACCACTTATGGGTCGTGGTAAAGAAACTCGTTATGAGCTATTAAAAACGGTTGTAGATAGCGAAGCGTGGGGTGTTGTACCACCACTAAATACTCCTCACGTGAATATTCGTTCAAAGATACATATAATGGCAAATGGAAAAGATATGTTTGATGCTTGTTCGTCTATTCTAAAAGATAGTGCAAATCTACCTTATAATATAGATGGATTGATTTTCACTCCTGTTGAATTACCAGTCTTTGGTTATTACCCAAATCGCCCTGTAAAATTATCAAGAAGTGTTCGTTGGGATAGAGTACTAAAATGGAAACCCGCAGAATTAAATACAATTGATTTCTTGGTAAAACGTGTGGATGATGTGGTTCAAAGAGATGGTAAATTCGGTGCATTGCAATTATTCACAGGTTACAATGCCTTTCAATGGGAGCCGATTTCACCAATTCAAGGACTACGTCTTCGTTATGACAAGGAATATAATGAAAGACATCGTGCTGAACCAGATTATCGTGCTCGTCTGTTCCGTCCAATTCCGATTGCAGAATATGGTATTGATACAGCATTGATTCAAATAGATAAGTCAGGTGCTATACTAACGAGCGAAGGTGAAATGATTGAAGATGAAATGGTCATTGAATTCTCTTATGATTTAAAAAGTGATGCAGAAGTTGGTTTACGTTGGAAGCCACTACGAGTGCGTGAGGATAAAACTCGTTTATTCCGCAGAGCACGTGATATTAGTGGTGCAGCAAATGATTTCAGTGTAGCAATCAATATTTGGAGAAGTATGCATGCGCCAGTAACCATTGATATGTTGGCTGGTACAACAATTGTTCCAGCATCTGAAGCACCATCACTCTTAGAAGAAAGAGTACTTGGTTCAGAGGAGGTTTATTATGCTCGTCTTGTACCTCGCGAACATTCTTATTCATATCATATGCTTAACTTTCATAACATTGGTATTAAGAAGGCACTATATGACAGAGCAAAGGCTGGAGGACAATTACTTGAACTTGCTTGCGGTAAGGCAGGTGACCTTGGAAGATGGCGTGAAGTAGGATTTAGCTTTGTACTTGGTGTTGATTTAGTTAGAAATAATATTGATGCACCAGCAGATGGTGCATATGCTCGTCTAACACGTTTCAAGAGAGCATTGACTATTACAACCAATGGTGAAGAACGTACAATTTATCCGAATAATGTATTTGTCGTTGGTGATATTTCAAAGCCAATTGAAACAGGGGAAGCGGCGGTTGATGAGGAGTCGCGTCATATTTTAAGAACAGTTTACGGTAATTCTCGTCGTAAGTTACCTCCTGCGGATATGTATCTTCGTCATATTATTGGAAGAGCCGCGCATCGTTTCGAGATGGTAAGTTGTCAATTTGCGGTACATTATATGTGGCGCGATGAAGCAACTCTAAGAGGTTTCCTACGGAATGTATCTTCTAACTTGAAGAAGGGTGGATTATTTATTTCAACAACAATGGATGGTACAGAAGTACATAAGATGATTCACGACAAGGATGTATCTGAAGGTGTGAAGGATGGAAATGTAGTATGGGCTATTCGTAAGCAATATGATACTTATGTAGATGGAGACAGATTTGGAAAGCAAGTGGATATTTATTTAGAAATGACTCATAAGGTTATTCCGGAATATTTAGTGCATTATGAAACATTTATTGAGGTTGCATCAACGATGGGATTACGTCTAAAAGAAAGTGAATTATTCCGTAAGACATTTGAGACTTTATCAGATAAAATTTCAGAAGACCCTAAGAAACGGTCACGTCTTGATGAAGATATTCTTGCCCTTCGTGAAGATGCAGTACAAACCAAATTCAGTTTCATTAATAGATGGTATGTATTTGAAAAAATATAGTGGAAAGTATATTTGAAAAAATATAGTGGAAGTATAGAATGCCTATTCAACGTACATCAAGTCAAGAAAGAGCTTCTTTAGAAAGAAGAGCCAGAGCAGCAGCAGATAGAGCACTTGCACCAAGAGCGAGAGCAAGAGCACCATCACCACCAGCAGTAGCAGATAGAGAAGCAGAAAGAAATGCACGTATGATTGCTATTATGCAAGAAGGACAACAAAGGAATCAACAAGCAGCACATATATGGCGTAATGCTCCTCCTGTTCTTCAATTAAATCCAGAAGAACAACAAGCAAGACGACTTCAAATAGAAGCAGAACAAGCTGCCATACCACCACATCTAAGAGCGGCTCCAATTTTTGAACGCCAAAATGCTATAGGTTCTGATGAACGAGCACAACTTAGAGAAATTGTCCCAGCAATTCAAGCAATTCAAGCAGCACATCGTTCTCGCTCTGCATCTGCAAAAACTGCAAATACAAAAGTAACCAATAGAACTCCTTCTGGAAAACCAAAACCTAAAAGAAGACGTTCTCCACAAGGTTCAAATGAATCAACCCAATCTGACGCAACATCTAAACGTCCAAAAACTCATGGAGGTGCAACACATATACACAATGGACGTTCTTATAAAGTCCATACCGGAAGCCAAGGAGGCAAATATATTGTATCCAAAGGACAAAAAATTTATATATGATTATACTAAATGGACGCTAAACTCCAAACATTTATTTCTATCATGGCTTTCTATATTCTATTAGCTTTTGTCATTGGACCTCTTGTGTTCTATTATTTCATTGAAAAGACATATAAGTCTGCAGGTAATGGCTTTATTGTAGGTAGCATCATAAGTATTATTCTATGGCTAATGGTTGGTTCTAAGATGGTATAATGTATTTGAAAAAATATAATGGGAATATAGAATGCCTGTTCAACGTACATCAAGTGAAGAAAGAAGAGATGCGGCTGTAAGAAGACAAAATGAAAGAAATGAAAGAAATGACCTTATACGGAATGAAGCCAATTTTCTTGAACAAATTCAAGGAATTCGAGGAAATGAAAGAGCAGCACAAGTTATTCAAGGTCATGAACAAAATATTGCAAGAATGCAAGCAGACCTCCAAAGACATGCTGCAGTAAATAGAGCTTTGCGAGCAGCAATAGAAGAAAGAGCCGCAGCAGTCAGAGCAGCATCCGCAAAATCCAGTGGTACAAAAGTATCTTTTGGCAATAATGATGATGATGAGGTTACATCTAAACGTCCAAAATATAATGGAGGTGCAACACATATACACAACGGACGTTCTTATAAAGTCCATACTGGAAGCAAAGGAGGCAAATACATTGTATCCAAAGGCAAAAAAATATATGTATAACTATACTAAATGGATGATGAACAACAACCACCACGTGTTTTTAGAAGAGTTCCACTACCACTGGATGAAGAGGGAAGACGAGCACAATTAGCAGAAATACAGGAAATGGCTGCACAAAGAATCGCACGAATAAACGCACAAATGCTTATAGATAATAGAGAACTTCAAGCTCGTAATGCATCTGCAAAATCCAGTGGTACGAACATATCAATGGGTAAGAATTATGATGATGATGAGGTTACATCTGGATATCGTAAAGATACTGGAGGAGGTGCAAAACATCTATATAAAAAACGTTCTTATAAAGTCCATACTGGAAGCAAAGGAGGTAAATATATTGTAA